AAACAAATGGGTAACTCCGTAAATGTATATAATGTATTTACAGTTATACATTCCACTATGAAACATTATAATTTATTACACAACCAAACAATCGAGTGGTAATGTAATATAATGTAATGTATTATAATGTAATGTAATGTAATAATATTAAATATCATTATAGAACTCATTCTTATTCTAAAGAATTAAAAAAATATTATTCAATAAATAAACCATGGAAAAATACAAAACAACAAAGAGAATATATATTATCTTATACATTTGAATAATCAGAAATATATTTGAACGTTAGTTATAAAATTGAAATCTCATAATAATATATATTTTTTTATCAATGCCTACAAGTCCAATTATGACATCAACCACTATTGATAGTGCTATAAGTAAAATGACTATCAAAAGTGAAGCAGATGAAGTTGTGGAAACATTTTCAGAGAAAGCAGAAATAAGTGTTGAAGATACAACAACAACTGAAACACCCAAAAAATGTCGTAAAGATGTAGAGAATAATGGATTTGAATTAATATTTGCTTTGTGTGCTTGTGATTCCTCTATTGGAAACAAAAGTGATATAACGAATGCTACTTTTACGAACTACAATGGTAAGTTAATGGGATGTAGTGAACGCGATTTTGAAAAATATAAGAAGGATGTGGAGACACGAAAACCAAATGTGGTAGACAAATACATTCGTAATTTAAAATCCGCATTTTCAGATGTAATAAATGATGCAGTGAAACATGTATATTTAGAAGGAAAAACGCTTACTACCCAAAAATTAAAGGATTTGAACAGTGGATTTAATACAAAACAGGCCAAATCGGATGTATATGTAGAAACTGATAAAGAAATCATTGGTTTTAGTATTAAGCAGGACAAATCATGTACAAAAACCAACTACTCTGTCGAAAAAATGTTAGGTGGATTGATTAGCGATGCTCTTTTAAAGAAAAATTTTAAAAAAGAACTTGCGAATAAACGCAAAGAGGTTTTGACAGCAAATGGTATTAACAACAAAAATTTAAAAGATAATCGTCCTAAAGTAAATGAAATATTTTATGATAGTTTGGAGCGAACAAATTTGTACTGGAATGCGTTAAAAGAGCATTTAGATAATAATAGGGAAGCAATTAAAAACGAACTTATCAGAAATTTGTTTCCAACAAACTTGCCATATAAACTCTATGAATTCGATGGTTCAACGATTGAAAAATTGGATGTGGAAAGTGGTGATAAAACAGAGTTTTATGAACACTCGCAATATTATTATGACGAAAAAAATCGCCGTCGTAAGGCAGCAAAAATGTTTTATAAATTAGTTGTGAATGATAAAAAATATCGTATAGAAATTCGTTTCAAAGGAGACGCATGGTCAAGCTCTGCTCAATTTCAAATACATTATGATCCTCATGTTACACCTGAAGAAAATATAGAAGGAAAAAAAATATCTCCAAGTAAAACATCAACTCCTTAATAGAGAGTAATCCATTGTATAAAATTGATTTTAAATTAATAATAAGGTTTTTTTATTATTAATACGATGTCTTTGCTGACGGTTGATAATGAAGAATTAGGAAGTAAGGAACATCCGCATCCTATAACTCCTAATAAAACAAAAGACAGGACACCAGGTCATTATTATATGTTTAAAGGTAAATTAAGATGTTGGGGTAATGGAAGGTGGGTGCGTGATAAAGAGAAAAAAAAGGAATCTAATAAGAAATGGCGTGAAAATAATCCGGAATATAATAAGGAATGGCGTGAAAATAATCCGGAATATGATAAGGAATATCGTGAAAATAATAAAGAGAGATTAAAGGAATATAAGAAGGAATGGAATGAAAATAATAAAGAGAGATTAAAGGAATATAAGAAGGAATGGAATGAAAATAATAAGGAATATTATAAGGAATATCATGAAAATAATAAAGAGAGAAGAAATGAATATAGTAAGGAATATCATGAAAATAATAAAGAGAGAAGAAATGAATATAGTAAGGAAAGATATAGAACCGACCCAATATTTAGATTAACTTGTAATGTAAGTTCAAGAGCACTGGCGGCGTTGAAATCACAAGGCGCTTCTAAAAATCATAGAACCATGGAATATGTTGGTTGTAGTGTTGCGCTTTTGTACTATCATTTGGAAGCGCAATTTGAACCGTGGATGACATGGGACAATTTAGGCGTGTATGATCCGGACGGACCAAGAACTTGGCAAATAGACCATAGAAGACCGTGTGATAGTTTTGATTTAAATGATGAAGACCAACAATTTATGTGTTTTAATTGGACGAACTTGCAACCGTTGTGTAGTAAAGAAAATGTTGTAGATAAAAATAATAATTTTGATCCAGAGACATTTCAATATAAATGGATGGGGAGAGAAATTGGATGGGTCGGTATTCCTAGTTATTTGATGGGGAAGTAGGTACTGTGCCAACTAGCACCCTACCATCTAACTCCACTCCCTCTCCCCCTTCTACTCCCCTATCTACTCCCTAATCTACCCCTATATAACCGTGTAATCTAACCCTCTATATAGTACTAACTCAGAAACCGGTAACATAATGAGAAACCGGTTATAAAACTATAAAGGGTATATGTTGTTTACTCAAGACCAATTCCAAATAAAAATCTATCTCCACCATTCTTTTTATTAATGTAATATTTAATCAAAGTATAATATTTCCTTCTCAGGTTCGATGTAAGGAAATGGAAACTTGTACCACCCCGGCCAAGCACTCGCTATCGACCCTGGCGTAACGGGGTCTTCTTCGTCTTCTCCTCTTTCTTTTGGGATTTTAATCGTCAAGGTACATGATGAGACCCTACCCCCATATGGTCGGTAAAGACCGGTGTTACGTTTGTTTTGTGATTTGTAATGTTCCATTTTGATAAGTTTGTTGTAATGTTTTATATTAATAGTTCAAGATTATTAGTATAAAAAATAAATCAATTTGGAATCAAGAAAGGAGGTAGTTCCCTTTTCTTAAAAAGAAAAGGGAACTACCTCCTCCTTTTTTCTTTTGTTTTTATTTTTTTAATTTTTTTGTTTAATATAAAGTTATAATTAATCCCCTAGTTGATAGTTATCCGCCCCTATGTGCCCCCATTCGTCTCCTAACGGCGTTAATACTAGGGTATAGTATTCCTTTCCGAGTATGCATTCACAATCTTCCTCTGCTGTGCCGTCTTGATTGCCTTGGCATGGTTGACCTGAGTAGTAGCAGCATTCGGTAAATTCGCTTACCCATTCTTCCTGCTCTTCTGTTAGGGGTTTTAGGTATTTAAAATACCCGTATTCTCCTCCATCGCTCATTTCGCCCTCTAATTTATACCCTACGCTGTGTTCTGGTTGGGACTTCATTTGTTCTGCTGTATGTTTACTACATGAAACCCATTCGCAAAATTTCTTCTTGTTCCATTTTACCCGGCTTAGCGCTTCTTCCAACTCTTCTAGCGTGTTATCATCCAATTCTTTTACCATGTTATCGAGTTCACAGTAGTTAGCGTTGAAAGAGGTGTTAATTGCTTTGCCTATGCTCTTTAGGCATTCGTTTCCTTCGCTGTCTCCCTGTTGAAGTTTTGCGTTGATAAATGTGCCGATCTCCATAATGTGTTATGATGGTATTTTAATGAGTTATGTTGATATTTTAATGTTATTTTGATTTTCTTAATTTGTTAATAGTTTTAATATCAAGTTCAAGATTTTTATCAATTTTTAAATTATTTTAAATTATTACCATTTTCTTTAAGAAAATGGTAATAACTATCCATTCGATTATATCAAAAATATATTTCAAAATAGAAAAGGGAGAGATAGTTTAAAACAAACAAACTATAACTGAACTCAAGACTTTACCATTTTCTTTAAGAAAATGGTAATAACTATCCATTCGATTATATCAAAAATATATTTCAAAATAGAAAAGGGAGAGAAACATACAACAGGTCAATCTAACTCAAGAACCACTCCACAATCTACTCCTACATCTACACACCTTCTATTCCCTTATCTACACCAATCATCGTAACCCTATACACAACACCATATTAACTAGTATTAATACTAACACGGAAACCGGTAACATAATCAGATACCGGTTATAAAAATTATATAGGTTATATCGTGTATTCTAGACTCTCTTTCTTTTCCAAGATAATAGTTTATATTTATCTTCACGGGTTGCGTTTCTCTCCCAACACCATTTTATTAAATCTTTTACTACTCTTTCAAGCAGTTCATCGTTTACATACCTATTCATTAAATCGTCTGCTGGAGACTTGATTCCCTTTTTTTTATAATCCCTTACCAGTCTATCTTTATTAAACGAACCATTGTTATAACGATTGTAATACACGTTTGATATCATCCTCAACGCTTCAATGTAATTGTTTATACAACCATCCACCCCTTTACATTCTCCGAAAGAAGGTATATGGGCATCGTATATAATATCATATTTCTCTTTTAATTCACTTGTTGTATCAAACCAAAATAAAACCATTGTTATTCAAGATACTATTTATACTTCATTATCATATAGATCATTTACAATCAATTTTAACCACCCCCCTTTTTAAAAAAAAGGGGGGTGGTTTTATATCAAATATATATATTTCAAAATAGAAAAGGGAGAGAAACATAGTACAGGACAATCTAACTTTATCTTGGAAAAAACACACACATTCTATTGATATCAAGGTATTATTATACATTCATATCAACACTAATATATCACACTATATCATTAACCTATACTAACACTGAAACCAGTAACATAATGAAATATGGGTTATAAAAATATATTATTATGTTTACTATTTATTTGAAGAAGGAGAAGGAGGGGATTCTTCTATTATGGTATAATCATCCCTTCCATTGCATGTTATTTTATAACAACCATTTTTTTCTATATTAAAACATTGCCATTCTGCTGTTTTTTCATGCACTATCGCATAATAACTATGCCCTTTTTCCATCGTAACCGAATACTTGCCACTTCTTTTTATTATTGAATTCATTATTTAATACACTAAACACTATATCATTTAATTCTGTCAATTTTTCCATTTTCTTAAAAAGAAAATGGGGCGTAATTATTTAATTGTTTTTGTCTTTACATACAAACAAACAACATAAACATATTACTACTTAAAAACGCGTCTCCATTTCCGCAAATAAAAGTTTTCTCATTGACCGACGCTTCTTTATTGATTTTACACTTTTATACGACTCCAACAATTCATGCAATTGTTTATCCGACTTTAATCTATCGTCTAATCCTACCCAATTATTATACTGTTCAAACGGGTTTATTATATATTTTATAAACTTGTTTTCTTCTATCGGATCTATTAGAGGCGGATAACAACAATTACTACATATACGTCTTCTCATTTTTTCGGCATATTCTATTTCTAATTGAAATATACGGTCTATTACTGAAAATGCTGACTTTAATAATAAAATCGTACTTAAAGCACTTTCTTTCGTTTTATAGGCTAAATGGAGTTTTTGTTTTTTTTCAGATGCCTTGTTATGATCCTTATTTGTTACCGCATTAGAATAATCAAATTTAAGGTGTATTATTCGGTTTGTTATATCTCTTAATTTCGTAGTATAATCTTTTCTGCAGTTCTCTATCTTTTTTATAATAGAAAATACATTTAAATTATAAATATTAGGGTAATAATAACGTATCTGCCTTGGTATTAAAAATTTATTTATGGCCTTTATTTCCTTAATTTTTACCTCAATATCTGTTATTTTTGTACGTATGCCATTGTCCATCTTTTCTCTCCCATGTTCCCCAAACAACAAGAAATATCCTGATGAAAATTCACACATGGACTGTAGTCTATCGTATTGATGAGCTGATATTTTATGTGCCTCTGCCTTTGCGTCTAATTTCATGTAATTTACAATTGATAATAGAAATGAAATAAACGCATTTAATGCGGCCAACCATAACGTTCCTAAATATATACCACCCGATACAGGGGCTAAAACAGACGCAGTTGCTGATAAAAAAATTGCGGGCATCATATAATAATTTAAATGAGATTCACAGTAGTCTTTTGCCTCCATATAAATAAGTTTCTGCCCTCTAACGTATGTTGCCAATATATCCATTGCGGACGAAGAAGTTTCATTTGCGTTAGAATACAACGCTTCTAAACTTTTCTCTACTCCGGTATAAGATACTCTATTATAATTATCACCTGTAGAACTAATATGTTCTTCATAATCATAATCCAATAATTCCAATGGATTAATCGTATCTATTTTAAGTTTTAACTCACCTGTTAAGATACTCAACGGTTGTTTTTTTGTTTTAATAATATTCTCATTTATAGTATTATGCAATGTTAAATCATCTTTTATTATATAGTCTGTATCATTATCATGATTTTCAATATCTATAATTTCATTTGATATACCAATTTGTATAGACTCGTCATCGCTGTCATTTATATCTAAATTCACAGACATTGTTTATTATATTATATTTTTAAATTATCGTATATTATCCTAATCAAATAAATTGATTTTGTTTATTATATATCAATATAACTTATTGACAAGATGGATAAACATTTAAAGGAACTATATGGTTTTAATCAATTCCGTGAATATCAAAAGGATATTATTCTTGATTTATTGGATAAGAAAGATGTATTTGCTGTCTTACCTACTGGAGGTGGAAAATCTTTACTATACCAATATCCAGCTACTTATACTTCAAAAACTACTATTGTTATATCACCTCTTATATCATTGATGAATGATCAATGTATGTATCTTAACTCAAAAAACATAAGTGCTGTATGTCTTAATTCTGAAACATCCGTTGGGGTATCTCAATATAAAAATTATAAAATTATATACACTACTCCAGAGTTTATAGTAAGTCGTATTCCAGCATTTAAATTAATGATGGACCATATTGGATTATTTGCAATAGACGAAGCACATTGCGTATCTCAATGGAGTCATGATTTCCGTCCAAATTATCAGCGATTGGGATTGTTAAAAGAGC